AATGGGTACTATCCCTGAGGGGGTGGGCATCACAGTCGTGCAGAATGGTGAGAACGCAACCATTCAGGCAATCAAAAAGCGCGCCGACGTTGTCCCCCAGGCTCAAGTACACCAAAACTTCCTCGACGGTCACGAGCTCTTGATGTCCAAGATCCACGAACGTGACACGATTCTCTTTGACCTGCCGAACCTGAAAGAATTCCTTGACAACCAGGACTCTAAGAAGCGTGCCCAGTACGAGGCCGTCTTGGAGGAAGGTCTTTTTGACGGTATGAAATTCAACGTAAAGGAAGTGTTTGCCAAATCGGAAACCCTCATCAAAGAACACGGACAACCTCGCATGATATGGAAATCACCTGAAAAAGTGAATCTCGTGCTGGGTGTAATCGCCATGCAGTTGAACAAGCGTATGAAGGAGGAACTGTCAGCAACCAACCCCCTCAACCAGGAGTTGCAGATCCTCTACACGTGCGGTTTGACTACTGATGAAATAGCTGCCTTGGAAGATCACATTCCAGGTGAGGCTTTCGAAAACGACTTTGGATCCAATGATGCCACCACTTCTGGGAGCGTGCGCAAGTACGAGGCCATGTTCTATTACAAGTTGGGGGCACCACAGTGGTTTGTTCGCATCGTAGCAGCTCTAAAGGAGGTCAAGCTATGGACGCGTTATGGGATAGCGGCGGATGTCACGGGCCAGCGATGGACCGGCGAGGTCACAACCACCACGGGCAATTCTTATAACGCGGCATGTAATGCCTTGGGTTCCTTCCTGGCGATGCAACACCGTAAAGCCGTCGTGGTCATCTACGGGGATGACATGAAGATTTTCGTGCCAGTCATAGAAGAGTACATGCCAGTGGAGTTCGCCGCTGGCATGGCAGTCAATGGAATGCTTCCTAAGGTATTCGTCCCGCCCAACAGGGAGTCTGCAGTCTTCTTACGAACACGAAATGTACCCACCAATCTTGGCCTTCGACCGGTACCGCAATTTGGACGTATCTTAACGAAAATCAATCTGAGGAGCAATTACAACCCACAGATTGGAGATGCACAGTACATGGCTGGCAAGTACTTGTCAGCAGCGTACCTACACAGACACGTCCCAATTCTCAAGGACCTTTTGCTCGCGACCTCCCAGCATCTGAGCCCAGATCCGTACCTCGACAATCGCAACCAGGCCATGTCCCACATGTTCACGGCCAAGCAGCTTGAGGAACGGACGCGCGAGGCTTGGACAGTGGATATAGCCGCTATGGACGACTTCTTGAGTAAAGTGTACGGTCTCACACTCTCTGACCTTGACGTTCTTTACACGGATTTTTGTGGTTCGTGTGTGGATTTCATCCATAAGAACGCGCGCATGGTTGGCAAGGTCATGAAGGTCCCGGCGTCGGCAGTACCCCCACTCCCAGTCGACACGCCTGCGTTGCGGGCGTTGTTGAATGTCGACCTGCGATAGGTAACTGGCAGTCCGGTTTTTGGGTGTTTTATACCCGGACTTTAATTTTAGCGAATTCACCCCTCCCCCTCACGAGT